GCAACAAGATACGATTTCGATGGAGCAAACCTTACAGGTATCGAAGGAATTCCTACAGCAACTATTGTGCCGTGGTCTTCTTCTTCAGTGCCAACAGGTTTTTTAGAGTGTAATGGTGCATTAGTTTCAAGATCAACTTATTCTGCATTATTTGCAATCGTAGGAACAACTTATGGAGCTGGAGATGGTGCAACTACTTTTAAATTACCTGATTTACAAGATAACGTAGCGGTAGGAAAATCTGGAACTAAAGCTTTAGCATCAACTGGTGGAGCAAATACTGTAACTTCAACTGGAAACGTTGGTGGATCGACAGCTAATGCTACTTTAACAGAAGCACAACTTGCCTCTCACCTTCACCCATATAATATTGGATATCCAAATACACCTGGTAACCCAGGTCTTATAAATGACTATAAAACTAACCCAGGTATAACTAGAACTGCTTCCTCTGTAAATGCAGGTTCTGGAACAGGACACTCTCACAATATGAGTGCAACTTTTACAGGTGATGCAACTTCGGTTCTACAACCTTATGTAGCTTTAATTTATATTATTAAAACGTAGGAGAAAATATGGCAACAAACTCAAATTGGACAATAATATTTGATGATAAAAAAATTATAAAACAAAGTGTAGGTGGAACAGGGATTGCTTACACTATTGATGATGATGCATTTTGGAGTCAATCAAAATTTTCAAATATTTGGGCTATTCAACATGGAACTGCTAATCCTTCTGATGAAGTAGAATACAGAGATGAAACACCTCACTCTACATTTGCAAATGCAAATATTGGAGACATAAATCAATTTGTCGAAAAATGGGATGCAGCGCATGCTGCAGCTCAAGCTTCAGAAGAAGAATAATTATCTCAACATCATCCAAGAAGTTAAAATATATTTTTTACCTGATAAAGGTGGATTACCTCTGTGAACATAAGGAAAGCCAGCAGGCCAAATAACTATTCTACCTTTTTTAGGTTTAACTCTTTTAGAAAAATGTAAAAATTCTGTTTCTCCACCATCTTCTACATCATTTAAATAAATAGAAAAAACAAAAGCTCGTTTTTCATTTTCAGTTCCTTTACCGTGTTCAATATGCCATACGTGATAACCTTCTGTAGGTAAAGTTTTTTGTATTTTTAAGTCTGTAAAATAAAAAGGAACTCCGTAAGCACTGTCCGCGCCAATGTTTTTAATATAATGATTCCATGCTAAATCAAAATTTAACATCATAGATTTAAGTCTTTCCCACCATACATCTAAATTAAAAGGTGCTGCAAAAAATTGTTGGTCTTGTTTTTGTAGAATAGATGCTTTTTCTCCACCTATTCTATTAACTGTATTGTTAAATTTATCTTGGTCTTCATATAATTTAATAGCTTTATTACATTCTTCTTCAGTAATATAATTATCGTAAACCCCAATAAAATTAGTTATGTTAACTGTTTTTTCTTTCATTTTTTGTAGTTAAAAAAATTTACCATCACGTATCTTTTAGACGAATTTAAAGCAAATTGCAACGATCCATGATAAATTTTAGAATCAAAAATAATTGCTCTGTTTTCTTTAAATCCTATGTGAGAATTTAAAACATAGTTTTTATCAAACTTATCATAAAAACCTGTGCCACTATTTATTAAATGATCTCCTTTTAAATATATTAGGCAGTTAACATCAAAACAAGAATCGTTATGTGCTGTTGATCCTTTATGATGGGTGCTTAAAAAATATGCATTTTCTTTAAGAACTAAATCTTCTTTTATATTTTTTTTTAAATTATTTAAAATTTCTGGAAAAGAAAAATGTTCCTCATTTAAAGGAAAATTAAAATATATTCTTTGATAGACATTTTTATTAGGGTCGCCAATAAACCTATTAGAAAACCTTAAAGTCGAAATTTCACTATGAATTTTTTTTAGTGTATTTCTTTTAAAAAAGTTATCTTGAACTATTATTCGGTCTTTAATTCCCACTATATTATCACTTTCATTCTCTAAAAAACTGTTATATAAGCTACTATATGCTACAGAAATTAAAATTCAAGCCAGGATTTAACAAACAAGATACCGAGTCAGGAGCAGAGGGTCAATGGACGGATGGTGATTTTGTAAGATTTAGATATGGAATGCCCGAAAAAATAGGTGGTTGGTTACAATTAACTGCATCTAATTTAACTTTACCTGGAGCTGCAAGAGCACAGGTTGCATTTAGTAGTTTTGCAGGGGAAAAATATACTGCAATTGGAACATCACAAGGATTATTTCTTTATTATGGTAATGATTTTTACGATATCACACCTTTAGATACAGCGATTACCGGTGGAACATTAACAACTGTTAATGCATCTAGAACAGTGACTATTAACAAAGGCTCTCATGGTTTAGAAGTTGGAAGATACGTGACTCTCTCATCTGTTACGGTTACGGGAGCATCTGATTTTACAGCTGCAGAATTACAACAACCTTATGAAATATTAACAGTTCCGGATATAGATAAATTTACAGTTCAAGCTTCGCGTGCCGAGGGTGGAACAGGTATGACTGCAGCAGGAGCTGTAACTGTTAATCCATATGTTGAAGTTGGACCGACAACTCAAACGACTGGTTTTGGTTGGAGCACATCTACATGGGGAGCATCTACATGGGGAACAGCTAGAGCTACCAGTGACGTGACTCTAGATCCAGGAAACTGGAGTCTAGATAATTTTGGTCAAGTGTTAGTTGCAACTATATTTAATGGTAAAACTTTTACTTGGAATGCAGGTGCATCAAATCCAAGAACTATACGAGCTTCACAATCTACTTCTGGTTTTTCTACTTCAGCTAATCCTACAAAAACTAGATTTACATTAGTATCAGATAGAGATAGACATTTATTTCATTTTGGAACTGAAACAACTATTGGAGACGTTACCACACAAGATCCAATGTTTGTAAGATTTTCCAATCAAGAAGACTTAAATACATATACACCAACATCAACTAATACTGCAGGTACATTTAGATTAGACACAGGTAATGAAATAAAAGCAGCTATTCAAGGTAAAGACTATGTGTTTGTCATTACTGATAATGCTGCTTATGTTATTCAATTCGTTGGTCCACCGTTTACATTTAGCGTTAGACAAGTTGGTACTAATTGTGGATGTATTGGTCAACACGCAGCAACTTTTGTTAATGGATCTGTATTCTGGATGGGATCACAAGGTGGATTTTTTGCATACGATGGAACAGTTAAATCATTACCATGTCTTGTTGAAGATTTTGTATTTACTACAGATGGAGATAATCTTGGATTAAACTTTGATTCAAAAGATGTTATTTTTGCAGGTGCAAATAATTTATATACAGAAGTAAATTGGTTTTATCCAAAAGATGGATCTGAACAAATTGATAGATGTGTAACGTATAATTATGCCGAAAATGTTTGGACAACTTCATCATTAGATAGAACTACATATCAAGATCAAGGTGTATTTGATAATCCATATGCTACAGATTACGATGACACACTAACGCCAGTATTTCCTGATATATTAGGAATTACAAATAAATATGGTGCTAGTATTTATTACGAACACGAACAAGGCACAGATCAAGTTAATAGTACGTCAACTACAGCTATTCCTGCATTTATTAGATCTGGAGATTGGGATATAACATCTAGACGAAGTGCACTAGGTCAACAAACAGGTGTTGCAGATTACAGAGGAGATGGTGAGTTTTTTATGGCTGTTAGACGATTTATACCTGATTTTAAATATCAAGAAGGTAACGCTAAAGTTACATTGTTTGTAAGTTCTTACCCAGATGATGTGGCCGTAAGCTCTCCACTAGGACCCTTTACAGTTACTAAAACTACTGATAAAGTAGATACACGAGCTCGAGGTAGATTAGTTTCTGTTAAAATAGAAAATGATTCTACAGGTGAAACCTGGAGATATGGAACACTAAGACTTGATGCACAACCGGACGGAAGAAGATAATGATAGATAAAAGAATTACTGCAAGAAGAAATTTTGGTGGTGGTGCTGACATGGGAACCGTAGGAACTTCCACAAGAGGTGCGGGTCCAGGGACAGGTGGTTATCAAGGTGGACCTCAAGGAGGAATGGGTGGTTTTGAACCAGGTGGTCTTACAGGTGCAGATTATGAAAGAGGTAGAAGACAATTTATACAATCAGTAAATAATGCAAAAGCAATTGAAGACGCTAAAAAATCTAAACGAGTAAAAAATTTATTAACAACAGATAAATTTGGTTACAAGAAAACAGGTTTAGCAGGACTTCTAGGAAATCTTTTAGGTTTTGCAACGGGTCTTCCTGGAATAGGTTTATTAACAGGACTTGGATCAAGAATAAAAAATAAAATTCAAGACCTTAGAGGATATAAACCCGATGGAACTCCAATGACACAAGAAGAATATGAACAAGCTAGAAGAGATAGACAGATTCAAACTAGAATAGATAATATATTAAATAGACAAAGATTAGGTAAAAGTTTTAGTCAAACAAATTTAGATAATTTATTAGGTATGACAGATATGTATGGAAATAGATTTACTCCAAGCACAGCACAAAATGTTTTAACAGGTAGAGATCTAAAAGGTTTTACAGACAGTAGAACGGGAATAATTTCCCCTGAAGTTATTGAGGGATTTGCAAATCCTATTGGACCAAGACCAGTTAATTTACCTAACACCGGTATTTTAGGTATTGATGTTGATTTACCTGGAAACGATTTAATGGCAGATGCTAGTTATAATCAACAAAAAAATATGTTAGAAAATATTCTTAATACCCAAGACACTGGTATAGGTGAGTTTATAGAAGACAAAGAACAAAAAGATAAAAGACAACAAGATTTATTAAATGAAATA